GCGAAAATCCTTCCCTTAGAGGGAGTGTTTTTGTATGAGGGAAAGGTTGCCAAGGATCTAGCCATAAACGGTGTCAACGAACCACCAATCGTGAACCAATGGATCGGCATTCGTGATCAGCTTCGGATGGTTCACGGATCGTGAAACATATTCGTAGTTCGTGAACCACGAATGAAGTCACATCAATACATTGTAGCCAAGTCAATGAAGTATAGCCAAGGCTACATTCTATAAGAACAACGGATCACGGATCACGGATCGGTGAGTGTGTAAGAATTGTGTAAGAATTGTGTATTCCCGGTTCGTGATCTATGAGTCGAGATAATCGAGGAATTCTGGGAAAAATCCCGGTCGGTTTATCAAATTTCCAGGAAAATCGACTCATGGACAGGAAAAAACACTTTAGGTACTTATGAATTATGATAGAAATGGCAGAAAACGGGGAAAACCCACCATCCCTATTCAAGACTAGGATCTTCTGGGGAATGAGCCTAGACCCATGTTTTAAATTCACAGCCATCAATATTTCATATGAAAAGATTTTTTTAGGGCATACCCCCTTTTTTTAGTATAATCGTTGTCAGGAGTCCCAATGGAACAAAAAAATAATAAATTTGAAAAGTATTCAGACGACGAATTGAAGCTCTTGCTCGCCATTGGTATGCATGATGACAGCGTCAAGGCGCAAACTAGTTTCTTGCATTTTGTCAGAATGGTATGGCCTGACTTTATCGGTGGATATCACTCTAAAATAATGGCGGAAAAATTTGAACAAATTGCCAACGGAACATTAAAGCGCCTGATCATCAACATGCCACCACGTCACGGCAAATCCGAGTTTTCATCCTTCCTGTTTCCCGCCTGGTTGATGGGTAAAAAACCAAAAACAAAAATTATTCAGGCAACACACACCGCCGAGCTTTCCTATCGTTTCGGAAGAAAAATGAGAAACCTCATGAATGATGAGCAGTATAGAAAAATATTCAAGGGTGTGAATTTGCGCGCGGATTCCAAGGCATCAGGAAGGTGGGACACGAACCACGGCGGGGAATACTTCGGTGCGGGCACCGGCGGCGCGATCACGGGACGTGGCGCGGATCTCCTGATCATTGATGATCCTCATTCAGAGCAGAACATCACGGACAGCGCTTTTGAGAACGCCTTTGACTGGTACATGTCAGGACCGAGACAGAGACTGCAGCCAGGGGGCGCGATTGTCATCATCATGACGAGGTGGAGCGAGCGCGATCTGACGGCGCGCTTGATGAAACAGCAGGCTGAAGTGAAGGCGGATCAATGGGAGGTTATTGAATTTCCCGCGCTGCTTCCCAGTGGTAAACCGATTTGGCCTGAATACTGGAAACAAGAGGAATTGGAAAAAATAAAAGCCAACCTGCCCGTCATGTCATGGGAGGCGCAGTACCAGCAGCAGCCGACATCCGAGGAAGGGGCGATCATTAAAAGGGAATGGTGGAAAAAATGGACGAAGGAGAAAGTCCCTGACTTGTTGCACGTCATTCAGAGCTATGACACGGCGTATTCCAAGAAGGATTCCGCCGACTTCAGCGCCATTACAACGTGGGGGATCTTCAAGGGTATCGAGGGTTTTCGTGATAATATTATTTTATTGGATGTCATCAAGGACCGGTGGGAATTCCCGCAACTGAAAAGAATCGCGTTGGAAAAATACAAGTACTGGGAACCAGAGACGGTGATCATCGAGGCGAAGGCAAGCGGTATGCCCCTCATCCAGGAGATGAGGCAGATCGGCATACCCGTGATGAGCTACTCGCCCTCCAAGGGCAATGACAAGATTACAAGAGTGAACGCGGTGGCGCCGGTGTTCGAGAGCGGGATGGTTTGGATTCCCGAGGGAAAAAAATTCTCCGAGGAAATGATTGAAGAATGCGCGGCATTCCCTTATGGTGAACACGATGATTTGGTGGACAGCATGACGCAGGCGATCATGCGCTACCGTCAAGGAAATTTTGTATCACTGAAGGATGACTATGATGACCCGCCACGAGAATATGTACACATGCCGGAGTATTATTAGATGAGCCAAGCCCTGCCATTAATTTTATTAGCCGAAGCAATGGGAATGTCCATTCCCTTTGTTACCGATTATTACAAAGAAAAGGGAATTGATCTTTCAGGATACGATGCCAATGATCTCGTCCCCCTGGAAGTTTTATTGCCCGAACAAGCACACATGAAAGAGTTAAAAAGTCAAAGAGATTGGTCACAAAGTTATTATCAACCCAAGCCAGTCGTAGGAGACACCGATCTCTCGGGCGTGGTTGTCCAATCCGAGAAGGATGATGACGAAGTCATTGATGTCACGGAGGAGGATTTGGAAGTGATGCCACGAACAGACGTGTCCACGGAAGGCGAAGAACCGCCCGAAGATCCCGTTAAAAAATTTCTAAGGGAGATGAACAAGAGAACCTTGGAAGAACTAGTAAGATTCCTTTCCAATAAAGCCTTGGACGCCGCCACAAAGAAACTCATTAAGGCGGAAATAAATTCAAGAAAAAAACAAAAAACAGACGCTAAATCTATTGTAGCGCAAAAAATAGAAAGCGGTGAACCTATCATAGCAGTGGACGAAGCCATGGTAGCTGATCGATTAAACAGAAAGTTAAATCGTATTAGTAAAATGGAGCAAGGAAAAGGGGATCCTGGAAAACCAAAAAATAAGTTTAAAATTCTTCCTTCAAGCGACCCTAATCTCCCTGATTTTTATGTGGGGGATGCACCGTTGGATGTTCAATTCAAATTTATCACGGAGATGTTGAATACCGATGAGATAAATGCGGCGTCTGAATGGTACACGAAATCAAAAGAAGTTTACCTCAAGCTCGGTCCTTTAGACAAGGACGCTGCCATGGAAAACATGGTTCTTAGTATCTTTGGCGCGTTGCGTACAAGCCCCAATATGGCTTACCTAAACGCGATCCGCGCACGGGAAATCAAGCAAGGATTGGATTTGGGAAAAAAAGCGGGGATACAACATGAGGTCTTAATGAAAATTTTATCGGGAGAGGAGATTGAAAAAGGGGTGGGGCAAAAATTATTTGATTTTATGGACAGTCATTTTGGGAATGAGACAAGAACCTTTTATGGCAACAATGAAAAAGCAGGGGAACCATATACGGTGGACTCGATTGAATTGTTTATGAGTGGCTACAATTCTCCCGCTAAGTATGATATCTTGAAAAAATTAGGATATAACGTTGATGAGCTTATACCAGATTTTAAAAGACAACCGTCAGGAATGGTAACGGATTCCCCAAGCGAGGTTATGTATGAAAGAACGGCGGATAAAGGAAGAAATTTTACTGCTTATTTTAATGAACAAATGGGAACCAATTATTCCGCTAGTCAAATACAAGCTATTCGGTGGCAAGCAGCGCAAAAACTTTTAACAGGAAGGGTGGGGGAAACTCCTGAATCGGCAATCCTTAGTAATATTCTCTATGTCCCTTTTGAAATTAACCCTTCTACAAGTAGCAAGCTTTCTAACTTTAGCGAGATATATAAAAAACTTCCTTACAAGGAACAACGCACTATTCATGATGCGGGGGCAAAGTTGTTAATTGAGACGCTTGATAATTTAATTGGGATCGATATTCAAAACGTAATTCATGGGACGGGGAATTGGCAGGAAGACCCTCCCGTGCCCAATACTACTTTGCAATTATTAAATACACCCGCCAAAGTAGAGCTAATGAATAATATAATTGGCTATATTGCCACTCAAGACGAGGTTTTGTACGCACGAATAAAAGATTACATGCCGCAAAAACCAGAGAGTTTTGTTTTTGATATTAAGTCAAAGGAATTTGAGGACAGTAAAGTGGCGGATGAGGTGTTTGAAGCACTTCATAAAGCCGATAAAACGGGGACAATTGTTGGTTCAATGATAGCTATTGACCCTGAAGACAAGGTTCCAATTCTAAGAATTGCCATTACTAAAGGGGAGAAAACCAAGGGTTTAATGAAATATTTGGCTGATAAAGGGGGAATGCAAAATGCTGTTTCCGTTTTGGAGGAAGATGTGGTAGAACATCTTACAAATAAAGTTTTAAAACAATTGGAGTTTAATACTGTTATTGATCTCTACGCAGCAGACGTTCAGTTTACTGGGGATGGAGATGGAAAATTTTGGGAAGGAAATAATAATGGCAACAGTTACATACAGAGGATTTCAGAAATCGCCACGCCCGAGCTTGCAAAAGCCGTCGTTAGTGCTAGGACCAACTACCTTCAAGAGCTTGCGAAAGAAATCGAAGGAATCACAGGACAAGACATCTACAAAGAAAGTGGAACGAAATTTAGCATAGAGGATCTTGAAAGTATTATTTCCACTATTCAACTTATTACGGATGGAGGGGACACTCCTCTTCTTCCTCCTCCCACAAAAAATTTAAAGCTTTTAAAACGCAGAGGTGGTATGATAGAAATACCACACTTCCATTATGGTGGATTTATTGATGTGAATAGGCTATAAAAAATCATGGCGAAAGATAATATAGACAAGGCTGTCAACGCGATCGTCGGTGAGACGATTGAAGAGTCCATTGATACGAACGAGCCTGTTGATGTAGAAATTGTTTCCGAAGAAATAACCGTGGCCGACGAACCGTCAGACGCGGAGGATGGTTTTTATGCCAACCTGGCGGAGGAGATGGATGAGAGTGACTTAGGCTCTATCGCCTCCCAGTTAATGGAGGATTATGAAAATGACAAGTCTTCCAGGGAAGAGTGGGCGCGAACATACACGCAAGGATTGGATCTTCTTGGATTCAAGTACGAAGACAGGACACGGCCATTTCGTGGCGCAAGCGGTGTAACGCATCCCTTGCTAGGAGAAGCGGTTACACAATTCAGTTCCACGGCTTTCAAGGAACTCATGCCGTCAAGCGGCCCCGTTCGCACGCGCGTGGTGGGTGAAGAAACACCTGAAATTTATCAGCAAGCGCAGCGCGTGAAGGAATTCATGAACTACCAGATTACAACCGTGATGGAGGAGTACACTCCTGAACTGGATCAGATGCTTTTTTATTTGCCGCTTTCAGGATCGACATTTAAAAAAGTTTACTATGACGCGCAGCTATGCCGCGCCGTATCCAAGTTTGTCCATGCCGAGGATCTCGTGGTGCCTTACACCGCGACTGATCTGGATTCATGCGAACGCATCACCCATGTGGTGAAACAGTCAGAGAATGACATTCGCAAGAAACAGGTCAATGGTTTTTATTTGGACATAGATCTTAATCCCGCACCTACTCAGTCTCCCACCTATAATGCCGCCGATATTAAATCAAAAATTGACCGCATAGATGGAATTCAGCAGACGGGGGAGTCGCTGATGATCACCCTTTTGGAATTTCACGTGGATTTGGATCTTCTGGGATATGAGGACAAGCAGGACGGAAAAGAGACAGGAATTAAACTTCCCTATATCGTAACACTCGATGAGCAGTCTGCTCAAGTATTAGGAATAAGGAGAAATTATGACGAAGGGGATGAAAAGTATCGTAAGAAACAATATTTTGTTCATTTCAAGTTTCTTCCTGGTCTTGGATTTTATGGCTTTGGATTAATTCATTTAATCGGAGGCTTGTCACGTACGGCCACTTTGGCGTTGCGTCAATTAATTGATGCGGGGACGTTATCCAATCTTCCCGCGGGTTTCAAGACACGAGGATTGCGCATTGCGGATACGGATGAACCGCTTCAACCAGGAGAATTCAGGGACGTGGACGCGCCGAGTGGCGAGATTAGGGCAGGATTACTGCCTTTACCTTACAAGGAACCATCACAAACATTATTTGCTCTTCTAGGAT